GGAGTTTTCGCAACTCTTGGATTGCAATTAGAGCGAGTCCGGGCGGCGCAAGCACGCGGAGTGCGAGTCGAGGTGTGGTTTCAGGACGAGGCTCGCATCGGCCAAAAGAACACTCTGACCCGGGTGTGGGGGCAAACCGGCAGTCGACCGGCGACGCCGAGGGAGCTTGGCTTCGCCTCGGCCTATTTTGTTTGGCGCGGTCTGCCCGTCGCAGGGCAAAGCGGCGGCGCTGATCATGCCGATCTGCAATACCGCCGCCATGAACCATCATCTCGCCGAGATCAGCAGCCAGGTCGCCGCTGATGCGCATGCAGCGGTGATCCTCGATCGTGCCGGCTGGCACCGCAGTCAAGGCTCGTGGTGCGTGGCAATATCACTTTGTTGGAGTTGCCGTCTTACAGCCTGGAGCTCAACCCGGTCGAGCGGGTTTGGCACTATCTGCGCAGCCATTGGCTCGCCAACTCGGTGTTTGCCAGCCTGGCGGACATTATGGATGCCGGCGAGACGGCCTGGAACCGGTTCGCCACCAACCACCGCCTGATCCGTTCGCTCTGCGCGGTCGCCTGGGCTCCAGCTTCGCCCGCTCGATAGGTGGCACCCTGCTATATGGCCTGAGATCGAAGGCACACTCGTGTCCGGAAATTTTTGGAGATCCGTATAAGACATCTCTCTGCGTGACCCGGAGCAGCCATTCCGCACATGCTGGCGGACCGCCGCTACGAGTGGGCAAGCCGTTAAATATGTCACCCTAGCGAGCTCGGTACGACCCAGTCGGCGGTAATGTTGGGCGCCTTGACTCGAGCGGACATCAGACGCCCGCTGACCAGGGTGGGTTCTTTGGGAGCGCACATGCGCTAGACCGCATCCCAAGATACTGCGTTTTCACGGGTAGTCGACCAGCAGCAGAACATCGGCGAGCAGGGCGGCGGATTCGGCTGAGTAATTCGATGCTCGATTGCGGCCCAACAACGCCACAAGATTATCCGGAACAGAGTGGCTTTGGACGGCAAAGTGAGCGTGAGTGGGGTCACCGGCGGCGCCGCTGCCAGGTCAACCAAGGAGAACCCACTCATGCGCATCTACATCATCAGCAATGACGGAATCACCCTCTGCCGCGAGCCGACGGCGCCAGTCAATGAGGGCGAAATCGTCGTCGCTTCTGGTGAGGAACTGCACGCCGCCGCGCTTAGCAGCAAGCGGCTGTTGGCACTATGGAACACTCTGCCCGGTGTCGAAAAGCGCAGAAAGGTCGGCGACCGCGACACATTGATCGATGAACTGTGGTCGGCGATCGTCGAGATATTGCCGGAGCCGGAGCCACAACCCAATGCGAAACGCACCTCGAAGCAGGACGAGCTCATCGCGATGCTGCGTCGACCCGAAGGGGTGACCGTCGATGAGGTGGCGAGCATGACGGGCTGGCAGCGCCACACTGTGCGCGGCGTCTTCTCGGGAACCCTTAAAAAGAAGCTGGGGCTCACCCTCGCCTCGGACAAGGAGGAGCGTGGCCGAGTCTACCGCATCGTCGAGGCCGGCGCATGACGCCGGTTTCGCAACCAAAGAGGCTCTCCCGAACCTGAGTTCTAGCCGAACAGGAGGAGTTCTGATGGCGAAGCAGGTTGAGCAACTCGCCGACCTATCATCGGACAGCGCTACTGCGGTTTTGGCGTTGATTGAAAGGGTGGCGCTTGATCCCGGCGCCGACGCCGCAAAGCTCGAACGCATCATCGCAATGTACGAGCAGCTCAAGGCGAAGGAGACAGAGCTTGCATTCAACGCGGCGAAGGGCCGGATCCTGAAAAAGCTTGCTGGCATTTCGATCGTGAAGAACAAGTCTGCCCTCTATGAAATCGAAAAGGGAAAGCCTCAAAAAGGCATCTATGAAGCCTTCAAATACGCCCCCCTCGAAGAGATCGACAAACATCTGCGGCCGCTCTTGATGGAGGAGGATTTGGATCTCTCCTACTCCAGTGAACCGCGGGAGCACGGCGGGATCCTGATCCGGGGCCGTCTGAAGCATCTGCCGGGCGGCCATTTCGAAGACTCATTTATGCCCGCCCCGTTGGACACCTCGGGGGGCAAGTCGACCGTACAAGGTGTGGGAAGCACCAATTCTTACCTCCGCCGCTATATAGCCTGCAATATCTTCAACATCGTGGTTGTCGGCGATGATGACGACGGAAACGGAGGAACAATAGACGAGGCCGAGACCACGACAATTCTAGATCTGATCAAAAAGGCAAAAGTCGGGCCGAAGTTTCTGAAATACATGAGAGCACAAAGCATCGAGGAAGCCGGCTCTCTCGAAGCCGCTGTAGCGACGATCGCAGCCCGGGATTATCGCAAGGCCATTAGCACCCTAGAGGAACAGGTAGCCAAGGCAGAGGCCAGTCATGCCAATCTTTCATCGTGACGTGGCGCAATACTCGGATGAGTATGACCGCCTCAAGCTTGGCATCCCGACGAGCTCGCACTTCCACAAGATCATCACACCCCAGGGCAAACCGTCGAAGCAGTGGCGGGAATACGCCTGCGTCCTGATCGCCGAGCGGATCCTGGAGCACAAAATCGAATTTTATAATTCGCCGGCAATGGAGCGGGGCCTGATCGTCGAGGCCGAGGCAGCGGATTGGTATGAATTCGATCAAGACGTAACCGTTCAGGGCATCGGCCTCATCACCGATGACAATCATACGACGGGATGCAGTCCTGATCGGCTCGTCGGCGATGACGGTTTATTGGAAATCAAGGCGCCCCTACCGCACACTCAGGTCGAATACTGGATTTGCGGAGAGGTCAGCGAGCGCTTCCGGCCTCAGTTACAAGGTCAGCTCTACGTGTCCCAACGCAGCTGGGTGGATATCCTATGCTGGCATGATGTGCTGCCAAAGTTGGTCGTGCGGGTTGAGCCGGATGAAAAGTTTATTGCGGCGCTCGACCGCGAACTACGGATTTTCAACTACTTCATCGAGCGAGTCATGGAGAAGATCCGCGCGACGAATGAACTGCCGATCCCGCCGAGCGGGTTGGCGCTGCGTACAGCACTGCGCGCAAGCCTTGAAATAGTTCCATGATCCGCTACGTCATGCCCGCACCCCGCATCGTGCGCACCGTGCCACGCAACAAGACCAAGCCGGACCACCGGAGGCGCCTGCAGCACTTAGCCTTTGTCAGACAGCTTCCCTGCGTCGTCTGTGGCAAAGCTGCCCCCTCGGAGGCCGCGCATGTCCGCTCGGGATCCGACGCCGGCGCGGGAATGAAGCCGTCGGATCGCTATTCCCTGTCTCTCTGCACCAACTGTCATGCGCTGCAGCACCAGTTCGGTGAACAGAGGTTCTGGAGCACCGTGCGCATAGATCCGCTCAACGTGGCTTTCCGGTTGTGGACGGTATCGGGGGATATCAAGGCCGGCGAGAGGATCGTCTTCCGGGCACGCCAGCAGATTGACTTGATGAAAGCTGCTCCCCGATAAAGCCACTCGATCAAGGCCCATTGGCTCGCGACTATGACAGATGGTGTGCCGAAAATCGACGACAGGCCGTACTTGATCTCGGCACCCTGTCGTCGGCATAACCGTGCTGTTCAGTACCATAGCGAAGGCAGTTGATATGCCTGTCTCTTGCCAGCCTGCCCCGGATCTTGGCCGAGCCCGATGCGGACCCGCGTGCCGTCTTACTTGGCGGTATCGAACAGCAATCGCTCGACGTCGCCCGCGTTGGCCCGCGCGCACCATATTGAGCAAGTGGTAGCTGGCGGACCCATCGCGGCCGGGCTTGATGCCAACCGTCCAATCGGGGTCGTGCTGCAATACCGCGCAGCAACTACGGCACGGCGTCGAAGGGGCCGTCGGCGATAGCACGCGCACCGCGGATTGGGCGGCGGCGCCAGCACGTCCGCTTTTACCAAGGCGGTGATTGCGGCGATGGAAAGCCGACGGCGCTCCGCTTGGTCTCCGTAAAATAGAGGAGATCGGTGCCGATGAGTGAGCCGGCGACGCCCGCGACATGGCGATC